TGCTTTTTTTATCAGTGCCAGTTACCTTGATAACAATGTCTAATCTCGTGCCCAACATCATGCATTGTAGGATTCTTTCTAGTGTAGATAGTACAGGTCTTAGTATTGTTATTCCAAAAACTACATGCATCTACTAGATAATTAAACGCACCATGACCTCGGCGTTTGTATTCATCTTGACAAACTTTTTGCACATTATCCACAGGCTTCCATGTTATAAGCATGGTTTCATGTTCGTTTTCTGTTGTGCTAAAAGGTCTTTTAGGATTGTCGTCAAACGCAAAAGCATTTGAACAAATTAACAAAGTAATTAACAAAGTAATTAACAAAGATTTTTTCATATGTGTTGCTCTATGTAGCTAAGTATGTTATTATTATACAATACTTTTAAAGGAGTGTCAATGAGTACACGCATGTATGGACCCGAAGAAAAAGCCAAATTAGAACGACTAATCAACGAAGGTAGTACCATTTTACGTGAAATTGAGGATTTGAAAGAAGGGCTCAAAGAAACGGTTAAAGCTGTGGCAGAAGAATTGGAAATTAAGCCAAGTGTTATTAACAAAGCAATTACTATTGCTCATAAAGACAATTGGAAAGAACACGAACAAGCGTGGAATGATATTGAAATGATTTTGGGCGTAACCAATAGGTTGCCCGAGTAATGGATTTTGTCAAAGGTATATTTAATTGGGCAAGGACAGACTATCGAGAATGGCCTACCCGATTTACACTTGAGATTACAGCATGGTTTATGAGCCTCGGCTGCTCGCTTACACTAGCGGCTGGCGCAACTGATCCACTGTTCTTTTATCTCTATCCAATCTTTATACTTCAATGTGCAATATTTGGATGGGCCGCCTGGACCCGTAAAAGTACAGGTATGGTTGCTAACTATTTGTTGTTAGTCACTATTGATCTAGTAGGCTATATTAGACTACTAAATATGTAAGAGAAAGGTTTAGTCAGCCATAAATGACAACGTAGGTATTTGCAAGCCTTAAATTGCATAGGAGAAACAATTTGTACGTAGATGCATTCTTTCAGCGTGATGCTGATATCGTGAAAGTAGTCGAACGTAGCACAGAAGGGAAACGAGTATTCAAAGAGTTTCCTGTACGCTATACGTTTTACTATCCAGACCAGAGGGGTAAGTACCAAAGTATTTACGGTGACCCTTTATCAAGAGTTGTATGTAAAAACTCAAAAGACTTCCGCAAGGAATTATCAATAAACTCAAACAAAACACTATTTGAAGCAGATATTAATCCTATCTTTTCTACACTTAGTGAAAACTATCTTAATCAAGACGCACCAAAGCTCAATGTAGCTTTCTGGGATATTGAGGTGGACTTTGATCCAGAACGTGGTTACGCATCGCCTGAAGATGCGTTTATGCCTATTACTGCGATCGCTGTTCACCTACAGTGGCTTGATACGCTTGTTTGTCTTGCTGTGCCTCCAAAAGGCATGACTATAGCGCAAGGAGAGGAACTAGTTAAAGACTTTCCTAACACGCATATCTTTGATAACGAAGCAGACATGTTAGATACCTTCTTGAATTTAATTCAAGACGCAGATATCCTAAGTGGCTGGAACAGTGAAGGCTTTGATATGCCATATACTGTTAATCGTATTACTAAGGTGTTAAGCAAAGACGATACACGTAGAATGTGTCTATGGGATCAGTTTCCTAAGAAACGTGAGTATGAAAAGTATGGAAAGACAGCTACTACTTATGATCTTGTTGGTCGCGTTCATCTGGATAGTCTTGAGTTGTACCGCAAGTACACCTATGAAGAACGTCACACATATCGATTGGACGCTATCGGAGAAATGGAGATAGGCGAGAATAAAACGGTCTACGAAGGAACACTAGATCAATTATATAACAACGACTTCCGTAAGTTTGTTGAATATAACAGACAAGATACTGCACTGTTAGATAAACTAGATAAAAAACTAAAATTTATTGACTTATCTAATAAACTAGCACACGAATGTACTGTATTACTACAGACTACTATGGGTGCAGTAGCCGTAACTGAACAGGCTATTATTAACGAATGCCATCGTAGAGGTTTTCAAGTTCCTAATCGTCCCAAACGCGATGAAGAAGCAGACAATTCTGCCGCTGGTGCATATGTTGCATACCCTAAAGAAGGTATTCAAGATTGGATCGGATCACTAGACATTAACAGTCTGTATCCAAGTGCGATTCGTGCGCTCAATATGGGTCCAGAAACTATTGTTGGACAGTTGCGTCAAACTGCCACACAAGAATATGTTGATGATCTCACAGCCAAAGGTAAATCTTTTGCGGCTGCGTGGGAAGGTATGTTTGGCAGCGTAGAATATACTGCGGTAATGAATCAAGAAGTAGGTACTGAAATTACTATTGACTGGGAAGATGGGGGAGTTGATAAGTTAAGTGCAGCCGAAGTATATCGATTGATATTTGAAAGCAATCAGCCATTTATGCTTAGTGCCAATGGTACTATCTTCACCTACGAGAAAGAAGGTATTATTCCAGGATTGTTAAAGCGTTGGTATGCCGAACGTAAAGAGATGCAGGCTAAACTAAAAGAATGTATCAAGGCAGGCAATAAAGTTGAAGAAGAATATTGGGACAAACGACAACTCGTTAAAAAGATTAACCTTAATAGTTTGTATGGTGCCATTCTTAACCCTGGTTGTCGCTTTTTTGATAAGCGTATTGGACAAAGTACTACACTAACAGGTCGTCAGATTGTTAAACACATGGCAGGCAAGGTTAATGAGATTGTAACTGGCGATTATGACTATCGTGGTAAAGCTATTATCTACGGTGATACTGACAGTTGTTACTTTTCTGCTTACAAAACCTTACAAAAAGAAATCGATAAAGGTAGTATTCCGTGGACTAAAGAAACTGTTATTCAACTATATGATCAGATTGCAGAAGAAGTTAATAACACATTCCCACAGTTTATGTTAGATGCATTTCATTGTCCAAAGAGCCGCGGCGAAGTTATTAAAGCAGGTCGTGAAATTGTTGGAAGTAAGAGTTTGTTTATTACCAAGAAACGTTATGCTGTTCTTTATTACGATAAAGAAGGCAAGCGTACAGACGTAGAAGGTAAACCAGGTAAGATCAAGGCCATGGGCTTGGATCTGAAACGTAGTGATACGCCAGAATTTATTCAAAACTTCTTAAGTGATATATTGGAAAAAGTCTTAACTGGTGCATCTGAACAAGAAGTATTAGAATTTATTACTGAGTTTAGGACCAACTTCAAAGTACGTCCAGGTTGGGAAAAAGGTTCACCTAAACGTGCCAACAATGTTTCTGCATATCGCGGCAAAGAAGAGAAAGCAGGCAAGACTAACATGCCCGGTCACGTTCGTGCCAGTCTCAACTGGAACACTCTTAAACGGATGTATGATGACAAATACTCCATGAATATCACAGACGGACAAAAAGTCATTGTATGCAAACTAAAAGCAAATCCATTAGAATACACTTCGGTGGCATATCCTGTAGACGAACTCCGTTTGCCCAAATGGTTTCAAGATCTGCCGTTTGATCACGAAGAAATGGAACAGACAATCATTGACAACAAATTAGATAACCTTATCGGTGTTCTAAATTGGGATGTTAAAAGCACAGAAGAAAAAAATACATTTAATAAATTATTTGACTTCTAACAAAAAAATCTATATACTAACACAAAGGAATTATTATGAAAGACATTTTACAAGACATCGTGGCACATACTCACAGTTTAGGCTTTCTGCCGCTGGTTAAAATTACCAGTGACGACGAAACCATTATCGAATCAATTGCCGAAGATCGATCAGTAGTGGTACAGGCAAAGACACATAAATTAGTTGACGAATTTGACGGTATATTTGGAATGCCTAACTTAGATAAGTTAGCATTGCACTTGAAAAATCCAGAGTACAAGGATAATGCAAAAATTGCAGTGGTAAGAGAACAACGCAATGGCAAAGAGATTCCAACTGGATTACATTTTGAAAATACCATCGGAGACTTTGTTAATGATTATCGATTTATGGTGGCTGAAATTATTAATGAAAAATTAAAAACTGCCAAGTTTAAAGGT